AAGTAATCGTACTGCGCCGTATAGCCGTATTTGTTTTCCGCACCCGCTGGTTCAAGCGGAACAGTGATTGGGTTATCTTTTTCGACGTTCAATCGACCGCCACCCAGGCCCAGCAATGGAATATCGAAAATGAAGCCGGAATTGTCACGCGCAAAGATGATGTTAAACGACACATCGGCGTTATTGCGAACGGCCCGCACGGCTTCGACTGTGGTAAAGAGCGCGGTAATGTCGCCACCCACTTCGAAGTTACCAACCGAAATGTCTACTGAACCGAGAACGCCCACCGCTTTAATCGGTGAAGCATTGTTGTTGATCGAAATGGAAGCTTCCGTTACATAACCGAACAGTGAACCTGGGTTACTGTTGATTGGGTCGAGGATCGCCATTTTCATTCGGTACACATCAGAAGATGTGTTGAAGGCCGAAGCGTTACCGGTCAACGGAACACGCGAGCCGGTACGAAGCGAATCACCCGCTTTGCCGGTAACGTAGTTGTTTTCACAAGCAACGTAAGACATATCGACGTTAAGTTTATCACCTTGCGGGATATTCAACGTCAGTTCGTTCGCCACAGCGCCATCCAAGTATTCGGCCTGTGTACCTTCTTCGCCTTCACCCAAGGTGCGTTCAAGCGAATAAGAACGTCGTTTGATCAACGCTGGCAATTTTTCGTTACGAATAACAATGCCTGTGAAAAATCGAATCGAACCCGCCGCTGATTCGTTAGCTGGTTGCCAAGTCACATCATCAAAAATCAAAGCATGCGCTTGAATCACACTGATTCGTGCGAAGCCTCGGTTGTTTACGAAAGCAGAACCAGCGCTATCGCCGCCAAGATAAATCCATTTGCCAGGGATCAAGCCTGGAACAGTGGTGAAGTCGCTTGTAACGCTAACAAGCGAAGCAACCCCGTTAACCACTGCGACCGACACGTCACCGGCCGGGAACAGCCCGCCTGTGCGGTTAAGGAAGGCCGTGACAGGCGGAACCTCGGTAACGAGTGCTTCGACAACGGTAACCGCCCCTGACGTCGCGCTAGCTACCGTCTTGAGCCCGTTGTTAGCGGCATTAACGAAGCCTTCGGCGTAAATCAGTTGACCCGCTGCCAAGGCGCCAGCACCTGCAAAGGTGTAGGTTTTCGCCGCGCCGTCAACAGCGGTAATCGCAACTTGAACAGCGTTCATCGGTTTGGTTGTGAATGGTTCGCGGGCATCCGAAAAGAAAAAGCCTTGCAAATGCTTATTCAAGTTGGTTCGGGTCATGTCGATATTGAAGCCGCCCGAAGCGTCCATATCAACAACGGTGCCTTTTTTATTCTGACGCGACGGGTCAATGGGGCTTCGCGCCATTGTGGTCAATTCGCCGCCGAAATCAGAATAGCTGTTGGGGTCCAAACGAATCCATTCGGGAACGTCAGGGAGTTGTTTAAGGCATTCTTCTTCGGCAATCGACAGGCCCGTAATGTTACTGTCAATCTTTACAATTTCGCAGCCACGGTTATCGACGGCCATAAGGGTTCACCTCTTTAAATGATTTCATCGCGTTCGTAATCGCAAATGACGTTTACACGTTGGAAAAGGTTTTCAGCATTCAAGTTCGCATCAATGCGCGCATTCCGAAACCAAATACCGCTATCGGTCTTAGTACCGCGCAAACGGTTCTGAACTAGTTGCGCGAGCTTTTTCAGTTTCTCGCTTACATCAGGCCCGGTACGCGGCCCGAAAAGCTGAACAACCACGCGCCCGTTGTCGCGATAACGCCGAGTGTACGCCACCGTCGAGCAAGTCGAAAGCGTGGCCTGTTGATCAGTCAGCGACATTACAGAAAGACGCGCCCAAAATGTGGGCACTGACGGCGGATCATTTGTTTCTACACCCTGAAACCTCATTTCAGGAATGTAACCAACACCTGCAATTTGTTGCGCTTGATCCAACCACCGCGAATAAATAAACTTCCGAATTTCGTTTTCACCGCCGACATAATCAATCATGAACCCAACACCATTGTATAAAGAATGGGTCTGCCGTTCGGTGCCAGTTTATCCATGTAATACATGGCCCAGGTCTTACCCTCATGTACGACAGTAGTTGTCAAATCTACGTCAAAAGTAACAGCGCCCATATAAGCCAGAACCGCACCTTTCGGTACTTCTGTACCCGGAATCATAGAAAGAGTTTTAAGCGTTCCTGAATCCAAAGGTAAAAAGCAAATCTTTACCGTATTAGTTTCAGTGACTTCGGTAGTCTTCCACGGCTCTAGATCATTTTTAACTATGCGCTTATTTGTGACCGGAACAGAAACACCGTACTTGGAAATTAAGCGTTTTGCGGTTTTAATCTGTCGATCATAAATAGCCATTTATTCGGACTCTTTCTTTTCAAACTTGGGTTGCTTTACTTTATATTTTTCAGCGTATGGTTCGGGAACCAAACCCATAACGCCGTCGCACTTTTCAAGCGGTTCATTTTCATCGAAAAGCTGAACATTGCGGAAAAGAACTTGGCCTTCAATCTTCGCGGCGTCTTTCATGTCTTCGCCGGTAGGCGCAAAACCATTTACAAAAAATAAAATCTTTTTCATGTTATCGACTCAACAGGAAATTGACAGAAAAGGGAATAAACAATGGTTCTAGAATCGCCTCGATTTGTGCAAGGTACGGGTTATCAATACCTGTTGCAATAATCGCTTCGGCGTATTCAATTTCAATAGGGCCGACCTTTTCACGGGTCACACCTTCGTTAACAGGGGTTGCCCACACATCAATCCCTGATTCGAGAAATCCAGCCAATACAACTTGGGCCAATTTCAATTCTTTCGGAATCTTGTTGTCAGGGTAAATCTTACAAAATCGAGTGGAACGACTACGCGGGTAACTTAAACCTTGATCAGCCGTCGAACGTTCACCAGTAAATCGGCTTTCGTACGAACCCAGGCGATCAGCAGACACGACCAGTTGGGGTGTAAGTTCGGTATCTTCTACGGAAAGAGTTATGCCGCGCATTGCTGCGATTTCGCGGGCTTCTGCCAAACCAATATAAGTATTGGCGTCTTCAATCCCGGTCCCGTCTTCAACAATGAGCGGCATAACTTACCCCTTAATTACCGGCTTTCCAGCCACCGCCTTTATTCTTGTCTTCGTCGGATTCAGCAGCTTTGAAAGCGGCCAGATTCTTTACGAATTCCAGAATGTCGGCTTTGACGGTTTTTTCTTTCGGAACTTCGGTGCCCAGTTCGGTAGCGGCTGCGCGAAGTTGGTCGATAGTCAGGGTATCGTATTTGTCCGGTTCGGCTTCACCTTCTTGGACAATACCGGTATCTTGGTTCGGCATGTCTGCCAGTGCGGCAGCACGCGATTCAGCGCGTTGTTTTCTGCGTTCAGCAAGCGATTTCATTTTGTCACCTCAAGCTTTCAGGGCGGCAATGATTTGATTAATCTTCGCCTTGTTGGCGTTAGCCAGGGTTTGTGTGGTGGCGGCGTCGGAACCGTCAGGCGTTGTGATTGCGGTAAGCGCGATGATTTGCGCTTTCTGTGCAACCGGTTGTGCGGCCAGAACTTTTGCGTCAAAAGCCCAAGCATCTTTAACAAACTTCAACCAACGAGGGGCATTCATCTTTCGAATCTCCTACAGTGAAAAGGGGCCGAAGCCCCAATTCATTTTGGCTTATGCTTTCGAAATAACGAAAGCAATCGGCGCTTGTTTACGATCAACCACACGATTCCATGGCGCGGCTTTGGCAAGGTCGGTCAGCACAGGGCTGAACTCGGTAAGCGCGTCGGCGCCAGTTGGATCAGTCCACGACCAGCCGTAAGGGTGCAGGATGGTAGTCTTGCGTTCCCAAATGGTTTCCATGCCACCGCCGTTACCAGCAGCCGGCGTACGATCAACTTCAACCGGCGTCATTGGAACGCCTTCGCCAGCGGCGAAGCACGAACCGATTTCGGAACCGAAGCCAAAGAAGCCAGTTCCGATCAGAACCGACATATACAGACGGTCAGGACCAGCAGCACCCGAATAGACCAACGCATCGTCAACGATAACGCGCATACCTTTGTAGGTCTGAATGGTCAACTTGCCTTCGGCGTCAGCGATATAAATAATATCCTGATCCTTAACCATTTTGGTACGGATAGCCGAATGCACAGCGATTGCGCCGAAACCGTTTGCGTCCAGGGCATCGCCCATAGTCGCGGCGGCATCGATTGCAGCGGTGGAGTTGAATCGAGCCAGTTCACCAGCTTGCGCACTGATGTTCACAACCATGTCGCCGCCATCGTTCGCGATGTTGTCGGCAAGAATGCCTTTCAGCGAAGCAATCAAACGGCGTTGATATTGGCGCGCCCAGTAGGTGCCGAAACGGTTACGGATATGTTGCAGCGGTTCCGAACCGGAAAGTTCACCGATAAGGTCCATCGAACTGTAACCTTGGTTCATGAACGCTTTACGAGCGGTCATGATACCGGTCCCGACTTTATTCGGAACGGCCAAGTCAGTTGGGTCATCGTTGGACATGTTCGGTTCGATAGACGAATCCAAGTCTTTCCAGAAAGGCAAAGTTACTTGTTTACCGCCAGTACGGGCGATAGTGTCCATCAGTTCGGTACGAACTACCAAACCCGCTTGCCAGAAAGCGGTCAGTTCGGGAGTGTTCAGGGCTTGATAGCCCAAGTACACTTCGGGAATTACAACGTCAGATAGGCGGACGACTGCCATTTTTCACCTCTTAATTTTTTACCGGAAACAAACGATCATATTCAGCACGGTTCGTATTGAACAAATCGATTCGTTCTTGTTGGGAGTATTCTTCTGGTTTTTTGGAAGCATTGCCCCCATTTTTCCGGCCAGCACCGCCGCCCGATGAATCAACGCCTTTGATAATAGAAGCGAAGGCGGAATTGTTCAAGAACTCTTTCTTCAAATCTTCAATAGTGAGCGTGGAAGGCTGACCATCGGCGGCGATAACTTTGCAGGCCGGAACATCAGAGTCCAAGTCTGCAACCAAACGGCTTTGAATGTGGGGAAGCATAACCAACCAAGCATCGCCCGAAAGTTCACGGGCCAACGCCGCAGCACGATCCTGAACCAGAACACGCGAAAGTTGTTGTGTACGGCGATCAATTACAACGTCTTTTTCACGGCGCAAACTTTCACGTTCTTCGGTCAATCGACGTTCAAGTTCGGTAGTGTTACCCGAATCGCGAAGTTCTTGACGAATACGTTCTTCGGCTTGACGAAGGCGTTCGGCTTCTTGTTCACGTTGAACGCGAAGTTCTTCTTTGACACGGGTATGTGCAGCAACTAGCGCCGCCGTGTCTTGGTTCTGAACATCGGTGTCCAAAACATAACCCGCCCCGTCGCCTTTGTATTCGGCTTGAATCAACGGGTCAAGCGCATCGTATTCTTCTTTAGTAATTTTGAACTTCAAAGCCATGATAAGCACCGCCTATTTATTTACCAGCATCGCCGGATTTAAAAAGATCATCAGTTTTATTTGCAAATTCGTCAACCGTAATAGGTCGAACCGAGTTTACCACGTTTTCATCCCCTGGCGGTCTATTGCCTTCCGCCAAAGTTGAAGCGATTCTATTCGAAAAGGTGCCCACAATAAAGGCCCGTGATTGACGAAACAGCCAAGCGATTAATTCAGGTGGGGTGAAATCACTTTCGGTACCGATTCGAGGCATTGTGTGCGAGCGACAGTGTGGATGCGCAGGCGGCAACGGCCCTTCACCATAACGAAACCATTTGCGGTTTAAGTATTTGCAAATGGCACTAGTTCGGGAATCCATTACAGCTAACCATTCGTAACCCTTGAACACAATGCTATTCACAGCAGCCGCCGAAACTTGCGATGTGTGCTGAACAATAGTGGCTGTTACGGCATTCGTTGTGTTTCGAATTTTAGTTAGTTCACTAGCTTTAGAACCGCCTGGCAAATTCGGGTTGCCTTCGCCTGTTGCTTTCGAACCTAGTACCTGTGCTGCGACTTCGGCAACCGAAAGCTTATTAACCCAACCGGTCATCACCGCTTGGCTCACACGCATCATATTGGAAGCAAGCGTAGTGTTAACGTAGTTCAGCAGTAGCGCCCCACCTGTGGGCATGGGGGCGTTCTTGACCGTGGCCCAAAGCTTACCCAGCATCGCAGCACCGGCCAGAACACCCAGGCCGTAAAGGGGTGACGAATCACCCGTGTCATATTCTTTCAGAATCAGATTTCGCGAACGTTGCAACCCAATTGGGACAATAAAGAATTCTTCGTCGTCTTCATTATTTTCAATTGCCGATAGATACGAACCGCCGATAATCAAGTTTTGGTTAACAACCGCTTCTGTAAACTTTTGCAGCCGTGCCAAAAGCTGACGTTGGTAAGTGCTGTAAATAACTGTTTGTGAAGCGCGCAGAACTTTAATAAAATTCTGAACTTGCGCTTTACTCAGTTCTCCTAAATTTTCGTAAGAAATCTTATTCAAGTTTTTACGAAAATCTGTTTCGATTGCTTGTAAAACATCATTGAACAATAAGGCTTCGTTAACCTTAACTTGTTCAATGAATATTGCTTGACGTGTAAAAATATCAAACAATTTGTTTTGCGCGATTAAATTATTCATTATTGCACAGTCCCTGGCGCTACATCAGGATTAGCAATTGCAAATTCAGCAGCAGTTCGTGCAAGTTCAGCAGCTTGTTTTTGTTCAATCTCGCTTTTAACCTTGGCGTCGTCTTCGGTGGCAATACCGGCTTTGTGCAAAGCGCTACGGTACTCAGTCCAGCTAATAACGTCAGCCTGGAACTCTTTAAGCAATTGAGCGCGTTGTGATTCGGTCATACGAACCAAATCGAATTCGCTGTTCAATTTGAACATTACGCTTGTTTCGGCTTCGCCTTGGAAAACAGCACACCACTCAAGCGCGAATTGGAACGCGGCACTAACGTTTTTGGCCGCGTTGGAAATAGCAGACGTGCGGGCACTGTCATTAATAGCCGCTTCGGTGGCTGTCTTTTGGGTAGACGTTTCGCGAAGAAATTCGGCGCCCATTGAAGCAAGTTGTTCTTTCTTCGAATCCATGCCTTCCTTAGCCATGGTATTTTGTTCGGCTTGCAAAATCTGTGCGGTCGCATCTTTGTTCAAAACTACACCGTTTCGGCTACCGAAACGCAAAACTTTGCACATGACTTTTTCCCACCACTGTTCCGTAATTCCCGAAACTACAAAGGTGGGTTGTCCGATATAGAAAATACTTTCTTCATAATCGGCGCTGTTACGATAGTGTCCAATGTTGATTTTGGCCATGTCATACATTGGTGGCATATCTGGCTTCGAATCGTTATTGATTGCCCCAATAAAAGTAAACGGGATTTCGTAAAGCTGTTTACCGTTAGCTTTGGGTTGGGATTCTTCATCATCCACCCAACCATTATGGTCGCCTTCGCGCCATACACGTTGGCGGTAAACGCCTTTGCCATCTTCGCCCATATCCAAAACACGAAATTGGTCACACGTATTTAGCGAACCATCTGTTCCGCGATAATCGTGAACCTCTTTCAACACGACAAAACAAAGAACCCATTTAGCGCCGACTTTCTTGAAATCCCAATCTATAATCTGTTCCGCTTTATACGGAAGGATTACGGGCCGTGCTAAACCTTCGGTAACTTCGGCTTTAGTGAACGCACGTTCTGACTTGGGGTAGTCAACGAGTAAACCGAATCTACCCACACTAAGCGCTTCGGCGCACGCCTCTTTAGCCAGTTGTTCCAGGGTCAGGCCGTCGCCGGTCACGTCCTTAACCAAGGCGTCAAGCGTGGTTGGAACTTTTAGTTCGATTTCGCGGCTAAAGATTTGACCGATGAACCCAACAAGCGTTCGCGCAACGAAGTTATAGAAAATGGCACGAATGACATAATTTCGATAACGAATATTTTCTTCTTCGGTTCTGTCATTTTTAGGTTTACCGCTAGGGCACGGCAAATAGCACTCGCCCAAATCTTCGACGTTCTGTTCGATAACGTCACGAATGATTTTATAGCGGGGAAGCAGCTTGGAAACTTCCGGGCGCGGTGTACTGATAGAAGCGGGGGCGCTAGCAACAATTTGAACCATTTTGTACACCTATACGCTAGTGACTTGAATGTTTTTGGCAAACCGATTAGGACTGGCTAGCATTCGATATCTAATGCCGTCCCAAGGGTGGTCTTCTTGTTTCGTGTCAATGTCTTCGGGTTTATCTTTATCCCGTTGCAACACTGGAAAAATATCAATAGTGGCTTCGCAATTTTCCATCACGTAGAAGCCTGGACCGTCGCAGTCTATCACAGCTTCCAGGCGGTCGCGTGCGAGCTGAAAACCGTTTAAACGGGAATCTTTGCTCTTGTCCGATTTGGTCCAATGGATACCGACATTTTGCATCATTTGGGCAATGCTTTCGGTGTCGGCTTCCATATCGTTGTTAATTTGGTTATCCGCTGGTCCGGCTTCCGGTTGGGTTTTAATAAAGCCGGATTCCATCATTGCGATTTCACGGTCTCGAATACCTTCGGCAATTTTCTTAGCCGACATTTTCAAACCCTTGTTGGTGCCGACTTCTTCTGTGCCGTACCATTCTTTAATCAGAATCAAAGAACCGGCATGTGGACAAAACATTTTGATTTCGCCAGTGGCTTTATTGAACGTTAATACTTCTTCGCCATTAGCTTCGGCAAACCAACCGCACCAAAATGGATGGGTCGAACCCCAGTCAAATGCCCTATCAATGCGCCACGACTTCGGAATGTTAAATACCGGAACAACGTGACGGCGCTTTGACCACAAGTCATCGAAGGCGCCACCGCTTACAATATCCCAATCACCCAGCAACCAAGCGCGCCGCAAAAGCGGGTCACGGTTCGACATAAGCGTTTGAATATATTGTGGGGATAGATAAATATTTTCGCGCCATGTTCCAAAGATAGCAACTTGCGAACGTGTTATAGGTTCTTCTTTTTTAGTTCGCGGGTTGAATACCATGTCGGTATATCGAATAACTTTACCGTATCCATGGTTAATGAAACGCTTGCGAACCCAGTTGTGGCCGGGACCGCTACTGTTAGTCGTGCTGAAAACTTCAAGTGGCATTTCTGGCAAATAATACATGTTCCCGTTTTCATCCCATTGTGGATGATCTTCGGGAACGAATGACGAACGGTTACAACTCATCATTAAGTCATAACAGTCGCACGTAGGCCATTTGGTAAGTTCGTTCCAACCGATATAAGCGTACTCTTGACCATGATATTTTTGGTACGACTTATGGTCTTTCATTTCACGAAACAAAAGTTCTTCGCCAGTAGGCCACACCCATTTATAATCTTTACTGTTGGACATGAAACGCGCACCGCATTTCATTGCATCAATCATTCGTTTAGATTTCAAAACGATATCGTCAAGGCCGCTGTATTGCTGATCGAATATAACGCCTTTCCAGAATGAGCCGTAGCCCATGCCCACACGACGCACGAAGCGGGCAATCTGGCAATCCGTCTTGCCTGGGCCACGCGTGCCGGTGAACACCGTTTCAGTACAGCGGGTATCAAGGGCTAGCTCTTGAGACGAACCGGGGATTGGTTCCCAAACCTTTTTAATCTTCAAGACGCACCGCCGCAATTTCTTTCAAACCGTCTTCTTGAAGTTGGTTCTGATTAGATACAAGTTTGCGTTCCCAATCGGAAGCTTCCCCATGATCAGTATAAGCCAGTACGTGACGGACTGTATGCCCTGAACTTCCGGGGTCACTTGGTTTCTTGATCATGCCTTGAACTTCGGCATACAACTTTGCCAATTTAACGAAAGCGTCAGGATCGTTACAATCCTGCATCTTTAACCAAATCGTTCTGGCTAAATCGTTCTGTGTCGGAAGTGTGTTAACTACTTCGTTCTGTTGATTGCGAAGACGGGAAAGTTCTTCAATGACTAGAGGGTCAGCGCGCCAGTGACCGCCAACAAGAACAGCACGGTTTGGGTTTTGCGGGAACATTTCGAAAGCAATGTTGTAGGCGTCAGCGGTCGGACCCGCTTCAAACATCAGGCGCGCAAATTCCAGCTTTTGCACACGGTCAGTGTGTCGCTGTTCATCGTTTGCGTGATTGCTCATCAATAAAAAGGCCCGATCAATATTCGTAATGAAGCGAATATATATCAGGCCGGTTTACTTGTCACTTGCAACGAGCGGAAACTTTGCGATTGTGGGCTATGATTTGGCGGGCTGTTGTAGGTGTTACGGAATCTTGGCTATTGACAGTAATCAGTTTTACCCAACTGCAAGCCGTGTCAATGATTACTGGATTACTTTTTATCACCGTTGTCATTGTTGGTTGTGGTTCCCCAACGGTCGTGCAACTCGTTAAGAACATCAATATCAGACATGCGGTTAACATCTTGGTCAATTTCATTTGCGCTAACCACCGTTTTATTTTGTTCAGCAATAGCCGATTGATTATTTTTAACAACCTGAACGGCCAATGCTTCGTTGTCTTTGGCCTTCTGTTCGGTTGATTCAACTACAGCTTCCGACTTGCCTTTGGCTTTGGCTGCAAACCAACCCGCGATCAATGCGCCCAGGATACCAAGCGCGCCCAGGACTGGCCCCCACACGCCGCTCATTGCCAAACCCCTGTGCGCATCTGCTCAGCTAAGCGCTCAGCCCGTTCCGGTGTTTGGCGAGCCCATAGGCTGTCTAGCATACCCACACTAGCCGCCGTGTATTGACGGGCCTTGATAGAAGCCAAAGTGTTCTTGAACTTCAACAGACCATCAACACCCATTTGATAAGCCATGTTCAACAACACACCTTGGCGCACTTCGTCCAGTTCTTCGAACCATGGTAATTCTTTACGCAAACGACCTTTCAAAATACGCACACGGTTCTGAAAGATGAACGAACTTTCTTCGGGAAGTAAACCGCCGCCTTTGCGTTGGTCAATAAGAATGCCAATACCGATGGTCCAAAAGCCTTCACTGTCTTTATATGCATAAAGCTTTTCGCCTTCGTCTTCGCGAAGCTGACTTTCAACGTCTTTAACTTTTGGGCGCGTCATCTGTGCTTACCTGTGGTAACTTGTTCTGTTTAACGACACGGGCAAAAGTCCCCGCGACCAAAATAAAAATAGGAATGAACTTCACAACATCGGGCGGAAGAACGTCTTTCAGTTCTTGTGGAAGCATCAACCAAACGTTTAGGAACGCGTCAGGTGAAGCCATAAACCAACCGGCGAGCAATGTACCGATTGCAGTAAGTCGGACAGACCAAAGTTTATACCACACTCGCCAACTCGCTATTAATTCAAATTTCATTTAGGCGCCCATGTTTGTTTGCGCTTCATTTCTTCAATATCGCGTTTAACTTCTACAATGTCAGCCGCACTTCTGTCGATTTTGGCATCTTGCGTACGCTGATCGCCTTGCAAGGCAATAATGGTCTGTGCCATTACATTACTTCGTTCATCACGGATATCTGTTTTTGTTTCTATTTTTGCAACGGTTGCGGCAACAGAATTAATCTGTACGAATACACCGCCTAGACAAAACACAATAGTTGCTGAACAACCGATAAGCCACGGTAGGGGAAATTTGGCGTCTATCACGGTATGGGAACCTTTATCCACATCGGTTTGTACGATCATGGCAGTTTGCCTGTATGGGGTTTATTGATCAAGCATAAACCAGACGACAGGCAAGCGCCACGGTAGTTCCGACAGACGTAAAAAACCCCGAACAATGTCGGGGTTTTTCTGGCGCTTGGCGCAATATGATTTACACGTTTTGGGCGTGACGCCAACCGACTTCGATTGGTAGGCCGGAAGCCTTGAACAAGTTCGCCATGCGAAAGCCATTCGATTCGGTCAAAAGTCCGTTTGCGCGGCCCGCTTCGGTTGTTCGTTCACCGAAAGCGAAAGCCATTTCGGCTTTGAATTTGGTTACGGCTTTGCCGTAGCCTTCGTATTGGTCCGCGATACGGCAAACGACACGTTCGCAAACGTCAATCGCATAAGCGAATGGCGCGCAAACTGCAATTACCATAGCGAACAGGGTGGAACAAACCCATTTACGCATTATGAAACCCCTTTCAGGATGGAAGAAAAAGGCGCCTTTCGACGCCTTAACCTTTGTAGCTTATGCCTTACTCGGCGTCAAGGGCAACGCGGAAGACACGGGCGCCTTCGACTGGACCGGCTTCGGTTTGTTTCACGTCAGCACGGACGATGAACTGGCGCAGTTGCTTGGTAACTGGAACTTCGCGTTTTTTGCGGTTCAGCTTGGTTTCGCCTTCGATCACTTCCGAATGTTGCTTGTTGGCGTTGTTCACGGTCGAAGCCAGGGATTTTGCAGCATCACCGGACTTGAAGTTATCGTTCGGAACAAAGAACGATTGGCCGATTTCCAGGGCGTCGAATGGGAACGCGCTTTTGCGAGTACCACGGGTTTTGGTTGGCAGCGGAATGTTTGCTTCGATTTCGAATTTGGACACGGTTGGAACCCCTTTTGGCTTGGCTTCGGCGTTATCGCCGGATTGGTTGCCATTGTCATTGGAATTCGAACCCGTGTCAACACCCGGTTCCAAATCTTTCAGATATTCGCGACCGGCGACACTGATACGGATTTGAGTTTGGTCACCTTCAACAGGATTACCCAGTTCGACAACGCCCAGTTTGTCGAACTTGACCGCGTCTTTTGTAGGCCACACTGTGCCACCTTCACCGAAGGTATACAGGGATTTCAGTTCCAGGATTTGGTTTTTGTTCAGTTTAATTGCTGTGCTGGTCATGTTAACGCCTCTTGTTTCGTGGTTGGGATAAAAAGTTTGTCGCTTTAGGAGGTTTCAGTTTACCGATTTATTCTGTTCGGTCAACCATTCTTTGCAACTTTTTTCGAAAGTTTTCTTGTAGTCAGGATAAGTCTGTTCCTGAACGGCCTTGCAATATGCGTTCTGTTCATCGGTCAAATCAGTGGCGGTCATTTTGCCCACAATAAAGAAGGCGCCCAAAACATTAACCAGACAAACGGCGCAAAGGATTGTTACTAGATTGCGAGTCAGAAAGTCTTTCATTTGGTCGCCTTCTTTATCATTTCGTCAACGTTGGCGCCCATCAAATAGCCTTGCTGTGCAAAAGCCATCACAGTTTCAACTGACGCCAGGACTTCGGGGTCTTTGATCGTGGCTTTCAGAAAGGCAAGCATTTGATACATAGCGGGCGCCGCTGTAATGAGGTTGGGGTAGACTTCGGGGTCCATGCACATAATGCCGTCAGCTTGCACGCCTACACGCTTAACGGTGCCGTCAGGCATGACCATAGGGCGAAAGGTCAGCCCCATGTAGACCATGTGGGGACTTACTTCGCTAGCCATTCTTTAGCCACCTCTTTATTGATTTGGGTTCGATGGTGTAATGCGGTTCGATACGCATCACGCGCCCAGGCCGGAACACCCGTTTCAACAATCGAACCGTCGATTTTAACGAAGTCTTCGTAATCGCTTTCCGTGTCAATTGCGAGCATTTCGACAACCACTTCTTTTCCGTCTTCTGGACGAATAGCGGCTGAACGGCCTAGCAAGTAAAGCGTACCGAGCAACATTTCACACCTCAATAGGTTTTCCGAACAAATCACCGATTCGGTTAGCATCAATCTTATCGGTTCGGGATTGCTTTGTAAACACCCAATCGTCGAAATACGCATTTAAAGCTGTAATTCGCTTAGACACGGTGTAACCGGAATTAGAATTCTGTTTATCGAATTCGCGAATCTCAAGCATTTCCTGTTGAATTGACATATGTGTAAACCTCTTTCGGTGTGTATGGCGCAACGGTATTGCGTTGCATTATGGTCATGGAATCAACCGAGTCAACCCGAACGAAGAATCGTTCAGGCCAACGATAATCCATTTCCAGCATGATCGAATCAATATCGAAATCGTTCATAGCTTGACGTGTTTCACAAAGAAGCTTTGCCCGTTTCAGTTCGCATTGTGAACAGGACATTCGATTATACCCCCGGACATATACAATTGAACCCAACGCGCTGCGTCTTCCCAATTGTCAGCTACAGCGCAAGCGTAACCAGCCGCAATCATAGCAATGCTGAACGACTTTTGTTCTAGCGAACGTTTTTTGATTTCACCTGGCTTTTTCATTTCCAGCCATAGCCCGTGACGAACGAATGTTCGGCCCAAAGGACTAGACGGCCAGGGTAAGAAGGTATCGTAAACACCCGCCTTCACACCTTCGGCTTTCTTCTGTGCGCCGCGAATCTGTTGTGACTGTTTAGAGTCACCCAGGCTACCGCCGTTCGGTGTGGCGTGAAACCACTTCAAAGGCCAACATGCGTTAGCTGTTCCGTATGTCGATTCGGCGTATTCTTTGCCGCCCGCTTCATATGTCTGCTTATCCCATGCTGCGTCAAACCCGTATTGTTCGGCAATCTTCGACCATGCGAACAAAGCCCTTTGGTGGCCGTGTTCAGTTCCGCCTTTGCACAATTCCCAAGGTGACATATCATACCTCTTTCTGTTTGCGTTTCCATTCCCGCTGACGTTCCTTAGCGGCTTCCTGTTCGGCTTGGATAATATTATTTAATCGACACGCCAATGCGTGCGCATCATCCCAACGGTCGAAAATTCGCTTCGTCCATAGTCGCTTATGATCGTAAGGGCTAACCCGCCACAAACCTTCCATTTTTACAATATGAGGTTTGTATTTACTAACCGGAATAATGACCTGATTTGAAAAGCCCATATCAAACCCCTGAACCTGGAATGTTAGTAAACTGTTCCCAATCATAAGCATCGCCACCATAACCCGCTTTACAATTGCGAACAAGTTTCCAGACTGTCCCGTCATCGCAAAGGGCAATAAGAATTTCGCTTTTAGTGATTAGCTGAATAATTTTACGCGACATAACAAAAACCCCGTTCGGTTAAGATACGGGGTAAGTATGGCATACGGTTTCGGTTTGTCAACCGTCAAAGCAACGGTTTCTGACCTTCTGTCAGCGGCCAATGGATTTCGGCTTTGCAATCGGCGCAACTTTTAATGTTAATCGAGCGAAGCAAAACAAAATCAGTGCAACCACAAAATACACACTGCTTTGTCGAACCTCCGACCACTTTGATATTCGAACGGTTTGAATTCAGATAATCTGTGTACGCCCGTGGTGGTTCCGTAAGAAACGAAATATCGACTTGCATATAACCTCCTTCACGATCCAATGCGCAAGCCGCACAGGCACAGAATGGCGACTTACGACACTGGCCCACCATCAGTCGAACACGGGCGGCTTGTAGCCTGGAGCTTTCAACAGCTTACCCCGTGGCCTTTCCGGGTCACTGTCATCAGCCGAAACGAATGCCCACACACTAACATCCATGTGCCCAACCGAACGGCCTTTGTCCAAAGGTTCTAGTGACACATCCCCCGAATATCGCCGTTCAACCTTAATACCAAGGCTTTGCGTAAGTGCATGTTCAACCGACATTGCTTGCGCTTCCGTGCCCTCAAAGAACTTCGACATGTTGGATTCGCTGACGGCTTTCATATCTTTGTCAGCGTCAATGCCCATTCTGTGGGCAAGGCCATATGTAGTCACCAACACATCCGCAATACCGTCACGGATTTGGTTCTTGGCTTCTTCGAAATCGTCAATGTCGGCTTGATCGCTTACGCCTTCCGGCCACCCATCGAGAACTTTAGAAGCCAATTCGAAATCAACGATGGCTAAATCTAATTCTTGCATTTCTGATTGAATCAAATCGTATTGCTTACGAAGTTTCTTAGCGTCGATACGCGCATCGCCTTGCGCGTTACCAATCAGCTCATTGAACGCGGATACATCTTTGAAATTTGTCATGTGAAACCCCTTATTTATGAACGGTCAGCTTATCACAAACCGTATTCTTTTACAAATTCTGCGTATTCGTCGGCGCTTATGATTGCTTGCTTTCGAGCATCATTCACACAAGCGATAACACCTTTGGTTCGGCCAATATTGTATTGACCGCGTAAAGCACGGCGCAAACCGGCTTTGCTTTCGAATCGGCAGTTACGCCAAACCCAAGGGAATTTAGAGTTTTGCATATACCATCCCTGATGGAAATTGTATATCCATTTCGATTTTGTTTACGTAACCACCCGGCGAAAAACCAACAAAGGGGAAGCGTTCGGCTCGTTTTGCCTTATCGATGTAGGGTAACCCTTTGCATTTCCAAGGCGTGCGGTTTCTTCGCCCGCAAACCAAAGCAAAATATAAAGGGTTACTTTCTTTTCCAGGGTTGGCGCGATCAACACATTTAAGCAACTTCCACATTTTTCGTTGCGACGACGATTTAACCAGTTTCGAACCGATACGGTATGGCGTTTGCATTGCGCTCATTTTAAGAACATGACGGCGCAATTCTTCAACTATGCGTTCAAGATATGTCATGACTTCACCATGTTAAGAGTTTGCACGGTGGTGTGCGCGTGAAGCGCAGCAATAAGCAAACCGAGCGGAATACCGTTGGCTTTGGCTTCATCAATCGCTTTTGCAATTGAAGCATCGAATGCGTAAACAACCGATTGAACTTCTTTGCTTATTGGTAAAGGCTTTCGAATGTCGGTCACCTTCCCCATTTTATTCAATCTTCTTTTCGAATGGTGTAACATGACCTGGGCCGGTTCCGGTCGCATTCACAATACCGGCTTCAATCAACATGCACGCCATGTCAACGTTTGCGAATGCAACGGCCATCATGAACGTTTGCCCGGTCTTCGGGTCAGCAAGCGAAACTTGTAGTGAACGAATCATGTTAACGCAAAGTGTTCGCTCTTGAAGCGACATTGAATTGATAATTTTTTGAATATTATCGCGTTCGATTTGCGACTTGTTCAGGTTGTCCGGCGTAAGATCAGTAATCATTGCGTAACCCCTTTTTCGTGAGCGCTCACTTTATCATCGTTTTCGTGAATTAGCCAGGACAATGCAGCGCCGTAACGTTGCTGGCCGGTGAAGCCCTGGCGTTCGCAGATGCGATCAAGCGCAGCCATCGTGCCGCCGTAGGCGATGAACTTCATACGCCGACCACCATACCGCCGAAGGGCTTCGTTTTCCCTGGCGGTCTGTGCGGCCTTGCGTTCGCGTGGTAGTAGGGCCATTACATCAGCTTCGCGTGACAGCCGAACCATTCAAACCAATCACCCAAGGGCACCGTTTGCTCGCCTTTCATAAAAGGTTGCATATCTACATCTTGATATGAATGGGTTTCAAATTCTTCAATCTTTTCCAACATATAAGATTTGAATTGCTCGAAATTCATTGCATCTAAATCGCGTTCGCAATAGCTCATTTGACTTTTCCCCATCGGTCGCGTGGACCTGGATTATTTTTAATTTTGATAACTTGGTTTTCGCGAATATTTGCGATAGCTTGCTTTATTACTTCGCGTTGATATTCGCGACATTCATCGTATACAACAACCGAACGAAAATCAATCGCACGGCTTCGACGTTCTTGAACTTCTTTGGGCGTTTCGTAAACAATTTCATGACCTTGACGCAACAAAAGATCAATCATCAGTTGGCCGCGACGTGATGGTGTGGTGAAGCCGCCGATAATCAAAACCTTCATTTCCGTTTACCTTTCATTTGAGGTTGACCCTTTGGATACATTTTATACCATCCAACGAGATATTGAAAGCTTTCGCTTTTCGGATTGAACAGTTTTTGCTTAACGCTTGGTTTATCGACTTTCATAGCATGCCCACATTAACAAACACAAATGAGCCGCAATGCTCGCACCCGAGACGCCAAACAAGGTTCTTGGTATCCCATTTGCGTTTTGGCGTTGATTGTTTAAGACAGCGAAAGCAAATTCTTTTCATTAAATGAGTCCGCGCCAATCAATCAACGGCTGATCGAATAAGCAGTTCTTCAAATAGCGCTTATCTATCGGCGCTGCGTAACCTGATTTAAAAGGCATTGGCTTAACCTTTGGACGGCCAGCCCAAAGCTTTACTAAGTCTTCGTTCTTCATTGCAAAACCCGGTTTCAAAGCATCTTGCCATGCCCATTCCAAACTTCGCAATCGTAGTAATGCTAAAACAATATCATTCATTGTCTTGTACCTGGGTTAACCAATCGGCCACGATATCCCGAATCAATTCGGGGTCAACGTCTGTAATCGCAATTCTACCTGTTGCCAAACCTTCTGCCAATGAAACAGGCAAAACGTGTACTTTTTGTTTTTGACCGACTAACGAAATATGCGGTCGATGGTCTTCCAAGTTTGTGACATTGCTCATTTTGAATCATCCTGTTCGGCGGTATCACCGATTTCAAAGAATTCGTTAAGAGTTTGTACGGCTGTCAAATGCAGATTGGCCGCATCCGCGTAAGTCTTGATACATGACTTCAAAGACGAACCGCCATGTCTAAGTTTTAGTTCTGTCAACTCGTTTTCAGCTTTGCGGTGTTTCATTGCCATTTGCCAATGCCAAAGGCGCAGCCCTCGCAAGCGGTCACGCAAAATCGGTTCAACATAAGTTGGGCTCATTTTTTCACCTTTACATTAATAGTTGGGCGTTTGGCATACAACGCACTAAACAACGGGTTAACGTCTTCAACCATTTTCATAGCCGCTTTCGGTGACTTAGCCATAACACGGCGGTAAGTCTGTTCGCCAGTATGGTCAAGATACGTCACGCGATACAGTTTGTTTTGCGATGGGTCATTCTGACCTTTACGTGCAAGGTGTGCCCGACCTAGGAAACCATGCAATTGCGCTTCCTGGCACAAGTCAGGATTTCCGTATACCTTGAACCACTTTTCGAACTTGTTTCGTTCTACTTCGTTAAAGTCATTCATCGTTTAATACTCGGTAGCCCTGATCAATTGCAAATTCAATTGCACGATCTTTTGACGGTAAGGTGAGCCAATATTTATGGGTTATGTCTTGCACACCCCAACCACCATTATAAGGTTCAGGCTTAAATGTAGGTTTTGCCATTTCAATGGCATGTTCTTTTGCCTGAATCCAAACGAGAAACATACGGTTTGCGTGTTCAGAAACGACACGTTGCCATTCTGAATTAAATCGTGGCTTATACGTCTTACCGTCAAAATCAACAGTAGCTGCGTTCGGGTACGATAATTCTTCAAACGCAACGCGTTCTTCTTCAATATTAATTGACATTTGGTGCCTCATAATTTCTATGATTTATAGTATAGCCTATTTCCAGGCCATCCGAATTATAAACAACTTGGATAGAAATAAGTTCTTTCTGATCCAAGTATATCAAATTGCCATGCGGAATTATATCACTTGTCATTCGATTTATAAACTTCCAACAGTCCACATTCACTAAACCTAGACGTTTAGTGATTGCATCATTTATAAGCGCTTCTGTTTCGCGTGCCAACCTAGCAGATAGCACGGAAAAAGCGGCTCGCATAACATCTGTCATTTGATCAATTCCTTACGAACAACGCTGATATCGCGTGGAAAGTCAAACAACATTTTCACTTGCATGTTGCTTTTGCGCTGCATTTCTATGTGGCCCGCACTCATTAATTGCGGAACATTAAACAAGATTTTTGCAGTGTTCGAATTACCGTTATGGGAAATAGTCAGCAACACACCATCTTGACCAATGTTCATCAACTCGATTTCATAGAAGCGGGTCTTCGCAGCGTTGTACACGCGAACTACGTCACCTACTTTTCGAATCAAAACTAGACTGCCCATTTCAATACACCTTCTTCGGAATGCAGATTGCGCGACTAACGCCGTATTCTTTTTCGATTTGAACAATTGCATTTTTGCAAGCAATTTCAGAATCAAATTCCATTGCGATAGGTTTATTACTGAACAACGTCAGTAAAAGAATAAAAGTCATGGTCTACATCCTTTTCAGTTTGGTTTCGTGAATTATATATCGAATAGTTTATCGAAGCAAACGTTAAATACACGAATACATTCGTCTTCGTCAAGCATACTGAAATGGCAAAGCAACGGCGGAATACCTGTCGCTTGCGAAAGCCAGGCGTATGCCGCGTTTCGGTCTTTGAAGTGTGCGCGGGTTAGCGTGCCGAATGGTGCCTTGGCTGCTTTGCGTGCGCTTCGGGTTGACGCGTCGGCCAGGAAGCCCAAAGGTAGGTCAGTGAAAGGATGTAATCCAACATATGCACCGCAACCCCTGCATAGATAGCAGTAAGGCCACTCGCCAAAGGTTCGACCACCATACACTTCCGAATTTTCTACCGGTTCGACAACGCCGTCACAGATATGGCATTCGGTCGGAATCGGCAAGTAATGCCGAACCTTCATTAAACGCTTTCTGGATACGAACGGCAAAACCCCATTGCCTTCGATCTTTGGACCGAAGGAACGGGGATCAATGCCCTGGATTGGGGTTGGTTTCATTAAAACGGGTCCGAATAACCAAGTTGCTGCAAACCGTCACGAACGCCACGGTCATAGGCCCGATTGTAATCGGTATCACCGAAACCACCTGATGCAAGTTCATAAAGTTCTTTGGCTTTCATTTTCGGTTGCGTAGTGCCTGCGATTTCGTTTCGAGCACAAGCAAGGCCATTTGCGTACGATTCGTCAACAGTTGTGCCTTTGAAAAATTTCTTGATTGCGTTAAGCATGTTCTGAATTCCTATTCGGTTGTACTGGCGAAGCCCCAGTTAAGGGGCTTTAGGTGGGCGGGGCTGGTTATGCTTCGGTGAATTCCAAGTCCCAAGCAGATGGCGCGTACTGATGATGGCTCGCCTCAAGCTGTTTAAGTTCGTCATGGGTGACGCCCGCGTAGCTAACCATTACTTCCCCTGTGCGCCAGTTCTTGATTACTACGTCGAAGGTTTTCATCTTGTCTTGCTCCGTTGTTCGTTTCGATGGGTTCATTATTGCAAACCTGATTCGGAACATCAACCGATTTATCTATTCGGGCGACGAACGGTTAGACTTTATGAAACCCATAAGACAAAACACAAATGCCTTCCGGTAAACCATAACCCCTTTGGATATGGCTAATCATTCGGTTTGTTTTACGGTTTCCACCATTTTCAATCAACATGACCCAATCGCCGACTTCAAAACCTCTATCGTCATTACGAACTTCACAAGTCTTCGCACCCGATTGTAAAGCCTCAAACGGTTCTTTATCTATTTTTAGTTTATGGACTGTCACGATTTAATCCCCCATTCCTGTTCAAGCAACAGTTTAGCCCGCGTAACGATGCATTCGGGTGTGTGTTGCAATACGCCGTGATTGTTAAGCCAGCTTTCGCAATGCGAACACCATTGACCGTAAGCTTCGGTATGTGCTTTCACAACCGCTTCGGCCAACTCTTTCGTAATTAGTAGCATGCTCATTTCTGGACCCTCTTACCTTTGTGACCCATGATCACACCGAACGCATAAGGTGCGAATGGCATTGGCTTACGAATCAATTCAAAGCAATTCCAAATGCAAGCAAGAACAAACCCCCATGGCGTGAACTTCCAAAACTTAATAACGGGCCAAATGAATCGTTTTGGTTTACTCATGTCAACACCCCTTTGAACGATTCATGGGCGTAACCTGGACCTTTACGCCAGGAACGTTCTATTTTGTAAGTGGCAAGAGTAACCGTCATATCGCCAGGATGTGGATTACGGATATCCCAATCTTCGAAAGGCTTAGGCGCCGCATTCAAATGCGTTTGCGCCCTTGGCAGGTTTCGGCATTGGCCGTCAAGCGGACCACCAACAAATTCAACCCAAACCATTTCAATTTCATTATCGTCGTTCATAACCTAACCTTTTTCTGAGTTTTTTTAGCCTTATTGTAAACACCAAACCCAAACAACACAAGGGCCGCAAGCGGAATGAAATATTCGGCATATTTCATAAGCAATGCGAGCAAAGCAAAAATTACCAGAAGAATAAGCCATTCTGAAAGTTCGCTGAATATCGCTTTCAAGATAATCATTATTTCACCCTTGCCACTTCATAGCAACCAAATTCGGTATGCTTAACCACAATGAATTTGCGTTCGTCTTTCGCGTTCTGAACAGCAACCCGATTACGCAATGTCTTTTCGTTCTTGCCTTCGAACGGCAACGTGAAGCACTGACCTACAAGCATAGCCACGAATGGATATCCTGTTTCCGGCGCGGCCTGGATGCCCACATTAGCCGGTTCGTTCCCGATAGTGCGCGCCAGGGCTTTAGGCGAGCATTGTTGAATTTGGTAAGTCATACAGAATAAACCTTTATGTGTTTGGCCGAACCAGCGAACGGCACGCCTGTTGCTAGTCGAACACCACGAATCTTGCCTTCGTCTTCCAATTCTTTCAGATGCTTCATAGCTTTCTTCATCGAAAGGTTATCAAGCTTCGTTTCAATGAATTCTTCGAAGTCATATGACATACAATCGGCTGTTCGTGGGTGACCTTGCAAATCTGGTTCACGAAGCCATTGCAAAATAAGTTTGCGGCGTTCGGCTGGTTTCATTACGAACTACTCCCCATCATATCGTCGCCACCGCATTCGCCGTTACAATCACAGTTGCCGCATTCAGCACAGCGATGGGCGAAACGATCCAAACCCGGAATCTTTCCAAATGTAGAATTCATTCGCAACTTATTAACAGCTTTTGCCGTCTGCGTGTACTCAGCGTGACGTTGCTCAAGCGATTTAGCTTCCGGCACTGGATCAGGACCGACCTGTTCAATTGTGCAATTGTCGTCGCCCCAGGCTTCGATAAAAGCAATGCCTGTATCCGAACGATTACCGTCCGCATCGAAACAGTTCGTGTCTGACCCCTTGCGCACTTCGTAAGCTAATTGAGAATCGACAGTCGCAAAGCCTTCGGTTTTGGATTCGTTCCAAACGATGTAATAAGTCATTCCGAATCACCTTTTGGCGCCGGTCGCAACCATGGACTAACTTGTTTCGGCTGGCATTCCGGTTCAGGTTCAACGTATAGTTCAACGGAATAACCAACTTCACACATGGCGACAGCTTCGTCTAAATCAAGTTGCCCGCTTTCAACCAAAAATGCAGCAAGCTTACCCAACAACTTTGAATTCTTTTCAGCCAAATCTAAAGCGCGTTCGGCTACACCATCGCGTGCATAAGGTGAAAGACACGGTTCAAGCGCTTCGCTCAATTCCATAAGACGCGGTTTCAATTCGTACACATCAACAGATACTTTCATTTCCAGCGCTCCCACCATGTACCGTCTTTATAGTCGAGTTTACTAGCGTAGATAAGTGCTTTATCTCGCTCACCAATCTTTACGCCAGGACAATCGCTAGGTAATTCACCTTCTGAACAACCACACACGTTACATGTGAAAAGGTTGCATGTGTTGCACGATGGATTATCACAATCCGGTTTGCATTCGGTTTTGATATGAATCATTTCAGTTGCCCACCTTATTCGCCATCATTTTGGTCTAAATCGGCGTCACCATAACCTTCAAGATAATCGCCATATTCTTCGGTGTTATCTTCGTATGGGTTGACATATGAACGGCCCGCTTCTGAATCAGCGTAGCCGCGAGCGTAAGCTACTGTATCAAATTGGTTCGACATGATTCGATATCCCGTTCGGTTTCTGTTTCGGTATGTGAATGATAGCATATGTCGGGATAGTCGGGATACCGTTCGTCGGAACTATCCCGATTCGCCTTATATTTATCCCATTGTATAAGTGGGGCTAATACGGACCAAACCCCCGGCCCTGTTGCTCTATATCTATATATAAGAAGAATATATTATTTTATTAAATAATTATTTATTGAAAAACGGGGGGTACTGTTTCTGCGAACGTAAATTACACACTCTAGGATATCCCGTATCCCGATGGGATATCACGAACGAAATGGGATATCCCGACCCCCTGGGTCACCCCTAGTACCCTAATATTTTTAATATGCCTAATATCTCAATAGAATCAGGCACTTAGCCCTAATACCTGACTAATACGCCTAATATAGTATTCAAACCCGACCAATGGTATCCCGAATGCACAAAAAACCCGCCGAAGCGGGTAAGGGTTGGGAATTGGTATTCAGGCTTTCATTTCGATACTGAAACCGACCATAGCGTAACGACCGACCATTTGTTCAGCTTCTGACCGGTCATCTTCGTTCTGAACGATAAGGTTAATTTTGCGTGTGCATTCATCAATCAATCGAATAGAACCGCCATAACCGAAATCGCCAGCGATGCTATGAAGCAAGCCATGGTTGTTGCAGTTGACATTGCCGATGATCAAAGTAAACATTTGAATCCCCTTTCTGTTTAGTGGTTGTGTCTGTCTATGGGTTTGATTCTATATGATTCGATTCGGTTTGCAACTACCATTCGTCAGCACAATAAAAAACCCCAAACATTTCTGAATGGGGTTTCGGTTTAGCTTATATGTTTAACGTTCGGTGTAGTAAACCGGTTTGTCACTTTCGAGGTCTGCGCAGTAAACCCAATTACTGACAGAAACCAAATCACCGTTATTGAATATTACCCAGTGGTCGCCCTTAAGAATCGAACCGTCAATAAGGCTATGTTCTTTGAAATGGCCTCTTACTTCGTCACGCAAGCTGTTCAGCGTATCGAATGCCCCATAATTGTGGGCATCTGGTTTCGGGGCGCCGGTTTCGCATGCTTTCTCGTTTAGTATTACGTTAAGGTCGGGGCAGTCCGAACGGTTAAACCAAGCTTCACCAATGACTTCTGCCTTCGGCCAAAGACCTTGGTTGTCGCTATAAGCGGTTTCGGTTTCATACACTCGGCTGTAACTTTTAAGCCAGCTATTACGCCCATCATGATCGTGTGGCAGTTGGCGAATTAATCCTTCGGCCCATTTCACACGGGTTACTTTCGATTGTAATTCGGCCTTTGTAAGAATGATGGTTTTGGCCTGAA